GCTTTCGCGGTCCAATGACTTTGTGGTTCCACTTACGTGGATCTCTCGGATTACCCCCCAAGAGATTGACTGGACGGGCTCTAGTCTGACCAGCTTATTGTGAATCTGAAGTCTGATTACGCTTCTTTTCCGATAAGTAGTAGGCCTTTAACGAAGCCATTGCCTTTATCCTCATGGATGCTTCGGTTTTACTGAAGGTCCTAAGGTGGGGCAATGGCACAAATTTAAGCTCTACGAAAGCCTCCAACAGCTCCTCCCGACCTTGGCTGTTTCTTATCAACCCATCTAGGGATCTTAAATGATCTTCTATCTGGGCTATGACATCAGCAGCCGGGTGGGGACAGAGTGGTGGATAAAGAAAAGTCTTGGACAGCTCTTGCGAGAGCGGTACTCCCAAGCGGTTGAACTCGGGTCTGGGATCTGATTTCATTTTCCAGAACACCTTGATCACCTGCGACAGTTTTCCTTCCAGCTGTTCTATGAGTACTTCTTCTAAACATTGTTTATAGATTTCCTCATCGATTGGTACAAGATCTGACCCCTTAAATGGGGGGATCTGTCCTTTCTTAAGAATAACTGAAAGAATTGCTGCCAGCTCCTGACCCTTTCTGGTCAGATAGCTGGGGGGACTAAGAACTTCATTTTCAAAAACTCACCCTTTCCCTCGTGCTGTTTCCAGGATTAGGAATAGGTCATACAATGACTTGCTTCCTGCCAGTAACAGAGTTGGGGAAATGGGAGTGATCTCTACCTTATTTAGAAATAGTCTTTTCGCAAATTCTATTCTGATATGGGTAGGGTCACTCGTTAAGCTCTTCTCTTTTGAGTATGGTACGCCCAGCTCGGAGAGCAGGAGTTTATACTCAGTAGATACCACCTTATCTCATATCACTACATCATCTCCTAGTACCGCGTATTTCAGAAAGGAATTGATACCCTTCCTGTTTGCAGCAAAGGCTATGAGAACGTGATGGGTTAGTGCAAAGACTGCCCATGAGCTGTAAAGCCCCATGGGTTGTCCGCGTGCATACCTAACACGTCCGTTTTGATATTCGAAATCCCTATTGGTCATTAGGTTCTCCCAGTGCCAAGCATAGTCCTCTGAGATTAAAACCTCAAGAAGTATCTTCTGCAAGGATCTAGGAAACCTGTCGGTTGCCGAAGACAGATCAATACTTTCAGCCTCGTTGCCTGCTCTAGATTTAATTCTATTAGCCTGGGCTCCTTGGTCGTAGGTACCATCTGTCGGAAGCTTCCTAAGCATGTTCATTACACCCTTGTGAAGGGGTTTAAGGACTTGCTGCGACCAGTAATCGCCGATCGCAATGACACGGGTCTTACCTCCACCTTCCGAAAGGAAAGCGAGCTTGGATAACCGTTCATTACCTAAACCATTATCCATTTCAACACATTTGTCTAACCAATCTGCCTGTTCACAGTATAAATACTGGGACATTCAGTGGTAGGACCCATATATAGATTCGTTAGCTTTAACAGCACACGCATCTAAGTGGCTGGATAGAAGTGCAGGGCCGTTAGGACCTGACTTCCCCCCAGTTTGGTGAAATGGTGGGTTTCAGTCGATTACAAGGGGTGGGAGCTTAGGTTTAGTCTTAATTACGAAGTCTTTAAATGACTTTAGCAATTGAGGCTCAATCTCTGGACCAGGATCAGTAATGGTCTTGGTATCGAGATTAGGTTCTAAATGTATTAACCTGTAAAGATTTAATACAGTTAGGGCAAACCTTCGTTCATTCATACTTCCTCGAAGAGGGGCTTTCAGAAAACTTATCATTTTCGGGAAACCCTCTTTATCGGATTTAGTGAATGAGAGCGGGACTATGGGTAATTCGAGGGAGTACTGCTTCGCTAACTGGAATAATCCTTTTAGCCTTATCAGTGCTCCTCGTTTACCTTCGTTGGATACTAATTTCTCAAAAAGGAGTTGGTATTTAACAACTGATTCACTGTGCAGCTGATCAAGACCATTACCCTGTCAGACCAACAAAGTCTGTATTAGTGTAATGAGTCTAGGATTCAGTTTCATGGGTTTCGGATAGTTACTGCTCTCCCCTTGGTAGGGTGCCTCTACTCGAGACGTGAAAGTAGACAGTGAAGTTCGTTTTCCGGCATTAC